CAATACACCGCCACCTGTTGCAGCTTGACTTAACACTCCACACTCTGTGATTGCTGGTGTACCACTGTCGATAGTATTAGTGGCAACTGTTCTGTATACATCACTTGTCGGTTGTGACTGTACACCGGTTGCTCGTGTACTGTTAGGATTATATTCAGTTGTCAGCTCAGTCTGCAACGCAGTGTCACCAACCGCTGCACCAGTTGTACCTGTGCCAATGCCATGGTAGTTAAAGGTAGTAAGATCAAAGCCTGCTGCTGTTGCAGCGTCAAACTCATCAATGATCTCATCGCGTCCTGCATTGGTGACAAGACGTACTGACGCCAAGCCTAGCATGAGCTGTTCGCCACTCTTACCGTCAATCTGTGTAAGCCAACATTGACCATATAAGAATGGATAACCTGTGAAACGTGCTACACGTAGCATCATGCCGAGTTTACACAATTCTCGACTTATCATTGACGCATTACTTAATCGCCAATTCAGCACACGCTTATCAAGATTGCGATGTGGCAATGCATAATGCATAAGCTCTCGAAAGGTCAGCTTATGCTTTGGTACAGTTTCAATTTTACTAGCCTTAATTGTTGAGAATACATTAAGTGATGCTTGCATTACCGCCTCCCTTTTCTACGAAACCAGAGTAATGTGTGATACAGGATAACACCGCCTCCAGCTATGAAATTTGTGACAATCTGTGATATTGGGGTGATTGTGCTGTTGAGGGTTAGATATTGTATGTATAGCCTGGTCAGTAATGACACAGGGGTAATTATGGAGGATAATACTTTAAGCGTTGTCAATAGATATTGTGACACTGGGATTAAAGTTGATGAGAATGTTTTGTGTGCAACATTAACAAGCGTTGATACTGGTGTGATGCTTGCATTCAATGTAAGCGATGCTGTTAGTGATTTTACAACACTGCTTGTGGTAGGTATAGCACTGTTTAATGTTTTAGTTATAAGTCTTACCAGTTGTGACACTGGGGTTAAGGTTGACGAAAGTATAACATTACACCGTTTCACAAGTGTTGACGCCATCGGTATGCTACTTGATAATTGCTTCAGCGTAGTGTTTACTAGCTGTGATACAGGGGTGATTGATGAGGCTAAGATGATGGTTTTTGTTGCAGATGTCAACACTTGTGAAACAGGTGTAATAGTGCCGCTTAGCACCTTTTGTGCAGTTTTTGCAATTGATGATGCTGGTGTTATTGATGATGAGAGTGCGGTGGTGATAAATTTTGTTACAGTTGATGTTGGTGTAATTGATGAGGATAGTACCTTATTGATGCGATTTACCAGTGTAGAAAGTGGTGTGATTGATGATGATAAGGTTTTGTTGCACCGGCGTATAATGGCTGATACAGGGGTAATGGATGATGATAAGATTTTGTTGCAGCGTTTTACAAGTGATGATGTTGTAGGCAGGCTGCCACTGAGTACCTTTGATGCGCGCTTCACAAGAGCTGAGACTGGTGTGATGCTACTGTTCAGTGTCTGCTCGTAGAGTGTACCGCCACCACTTGCAACAGGTATGCGTACTAGATAGGCAATAGAACCGCTGGTGCTGCTGGTGATAGCAAAGGTAGCAGTAATGTTACCTGTTGCACCTGCACTTACGTTATCTCTAGTAAAGAGTCCAAGATTTGACCAGATTTCCTCAATGTCGATACGTTCTGTATAATTTGTAGGCGCTGTGTGACCATTACCAACTTCTGAGGTTTTGACGTCAGGTAGACTAACCATAGCAATGTCGTCACCGGCCACCGCTGTCACGCCATTAGCGGTGACACTCACCGGATTGCTGCTGCCTGTGTTGTCCACGTTAGGCGATGATGCTACTGGGTTGTTTGTCGCATGTCTGCCACTAAAGAGCACTGCGCCACAGACCCAGTAAGATGAGGTACCTAGCGATGAGAGTGTATAGTAGCCACTATCTGCTGCTGTCAAACGTTTCCACGCAATCCCTGAGGTCTGGCCATCATGCGTGCAATATGACGTGTCAATATTATTGAAGCCACTTGGCCATTTATCGCTCCAATCCGCATAAGTATCAATAGCGCCGAACAGCAAAGCAATATCACCACTCGCTGCACCAGTAGGCACTGGTGTGCTCGGCGTATTACTATTGCCTTGCCCTGAAGAGCTACTACGATACGCCATCAGCAATTATCCTATGTCGCCAGTGAATTTGTTCTTTTACTGTTTCATCACGACGTGTAGATACTTCACGAGTAGCAAATATATTCAAGCTACGACAATCTCTACTTATTGTTCTATTTATTAGTGGGCGTATAACTAATACGTCATCACCAATAGTACACTCTATCGCTTTGCTACTCGTGACAATATCAACAGATAATACTTGCAGTGTAGCGTCATCAATAGTGACTGTAACACTCCACGGTCTTAACCAGCTTCGTGATGTCAACTGCATAACTTACCTATAATCTTACGATCCTACGGTTGGAATACCAACGATAAGCCAGAGGCATTCACCGTTATATCTGGTGCAGTACCACAAATCTGCGGCCATGGCTGCGGTGCATCACCAAGGGCACCAAATGCAATAACTTGATAACAATATACTGTACCGCTTACCAGGCCTGTATTCTGATTGAAACTTGTGACATTTACTGCGAGCTGTGTTTGTTCAACAAATGCTCCGCCATTGTCACTTCTTGTGATTCTGTATCCTGTTTCATTAGGCGAGTCACCCCACGTCAGTGTAGCCTGTAGTGCAAAAGCTGAGTGTACAAATAGTATGGTGAATAGTGTTGCAACAATAAGTTTCTTTATCATCATCATCATCATTTATAACTCCTATGGTGTGAATGTAAGTTGTAGATTAGTGGCATTCTGCACTTGTGCACTGACAGGTGTAGCCATGTCATGTGCAACTTCTGCAAGTGTAAGTGCTCTATTGTATACCCTAACGTCATCAACTTTCCCACTCATGTAATCAAACCCTTGACCAAACCTCCCTATTTCTAATGGTGCACTGTTCACTGCTGGCGTCAGTGATGTACCACTTGCAACAGCTACACCATTTACATAGAGTTGTAATATTGTAGCGCTCCATACACACGCTACATGTACCCATGTTGTCAATGGCAACGCTGCCGTACTGGGTACCACAGTGGCACTACTACCGTTGCCCAAAATACACTGCACCACATTACTATTTGTAACCTCAATCGCGTATGCATGTGCGGCATCACTATTCGCGGTACCCTTAGCAATCAACCCATGCCATCTATTCAATGCATTAAGCAGCACCCACATTTCTACAGTACCACTGTCGCCTAAATCTAATGTTGCATTATCAGCAATAGTAACATATTGTGATGTACCGTTAAACGCAACGGCGGTATTTGTATGTCCTGTATCCCATGTCCCAATAAATGTACCGTTATTTGCAGCGCCTGACAGGTCATTTACAACTGCACCGCTACCCTCATCAAATGCATATGCTGCAACATTACCGCTAGGCGGTACTGGCTCTGATACAAATATATACTCAACTTCGTTACTGTAACCACTCTCATCGCCATCACCGTCGTATGCTGTTGCAGCAAAATAATACGGCACATTGCTTTGGAAAGACGCATTAATTGTGTATGACTGTACATTGCCGACATTAATATTTGTTGTGTATACACGTGAAGCTAAGCCGTAGTATAAGCGGTAACCTGTTACTGTTGGTGTTATTGAAGCGTCCCACACAAGGCTAATTGTTGCTGCCACTGTTCTACATGGGCTTAATGTGTACAGTAATACTAACAGTAGAGCAAAGCGCTTCACTTTACGCACCTCTTACTCTACGCACAATATACACATCAACATCAACGTCAACCCCACTCCCACCCGTCACTGTCATCTTTAACTGTGTAATAGCTGGACCGATAGGTTTGATGACGCCAATAGCTGTGTAAGACATTGGCTGTCCAAATGCATCATCAACTGTGCTGAATACACTACCGACAAGAGCGCCAACAACAGCAACAGTTGATCCGCCAACAGTACCAGTTATCTGCACTGTAATATCAACATTTGCATCATTTATGTTAATCACACTAGTACTGTCGCCAGTCGCTAATCCTTCAGCTCGCAACACTGTACCTTCGATTTTCATGTCCTGCACAGCAAACGGTATAACTGCCATATTTCACTCCTTTCATTACATCACATATCATTGTGCCTTTGCAAACTTACCTTTGCTATCACGCGCAACACTATACACGCCGTCTGCACTTGTCACCAATTCAGGCTTTTGTACAGCTTTTTGCTTATTAGGCTTAAACGCAAGGCTGAAAGCATAGCCGCTGTCACCACTAGGCTTAAGATCAACAACCTCAACACCTTGCTTAAACATGACTTTGTTAAAGTAATTTTCAGCAATCTGCGCGATGAGGTCGCTTGATAAGATAGTGATAATGTCAACTTGGGATTCACTGCTCACTGTTTCTCCTTACACCTTACAGTAAACCAGTCATTGTACAATTTACGATGGTCACCGCTGTATATATTAGTGAGAAGCCATGCATATGCTGGCTGCTGTGGCTGACCTGTTACAGTGAAGGCTGACTGTATCAATACTGATAAAATGTGTTTGTCATATAGTATACTGAGCACAATATCTGCAATGTGTTTGCGTATCGCATGCTGTGCGTGTCTTCCACTTTGTGGTAACGCTGCAATAAAGCTGTATCCTCCAGGTTGATGCTGCAATAATGCCATGAGCGTATCAGCCGTAGCATATGCTGCTGTGCGTAGTTTACAGTGGCCTATCTTCACATTTCAGTCCCTTGCAACGATGAACCTTGCATATTTTCAGCAATAACGGTACCATTTTTCTCAGTTGCCAGCAACTAATACCGCAGGATGATACATGAATCCTATACCTCTCAAAGCATATTACCCTGATTGTATACTACCAGATTGCGGTGTGAAGGGTGTACACCAGCACATTTTACCGCATCAACAACTGATAACTGATTGTGATACAAAGTATTTATACTGTCAGGGTGGCGTAGGTTCAGCAAAAAGTCTCGCATTTGCCGTTAAGTCAGTAAAACTGGCGCTTGAAATACCGCATAATATTGGCGTAATTGGCCGAAGAGATTTTAAGCTGTTGTATAGGTCAAGTTGGAGGGAGATTAAGGAATGCATCAAGCGGTTAGTTGATAGAGAGTATCTTGACATCAAGTGGTATAAGCGTGACTGCTTTAGTAAGAGAGACCAAGGGGATTACAGTATTATCACTTTCCCTAATGGCTCTGAGATATATGCAGTACAGACGAAGAATTTTAGTGAGTCTCTCGGTGCAAACTATGGGTTTGCCTGGGTTGATGATGCAATGGAAACACCCGAGGAGTTCTTTACTGGTGATGCAACAAGTGCAGGTTTGATATCACGTATTAGGCTACCACATGTACACTATGACAAGAAGGCATATAATGCTACGACCAGGCCTCATGGAGCGTTGCATTGTATGGTTTCCTCAAACCCACCACCGTTTGGTCATTGGTTGCATACGCTATTCGGCGATAAACCAGGTGTGCATAAGATCGGTGAGGATACCGTAACCTGGATGCGTGTAGCAACAGCAGATAATCCCTTTGTTGGCGCTGATTATGCTAAGGGGTTGATTGCAGTACAGCAACAGATGGGACATGCTGATAATGTTGTACGGCGTGTTATATTCGGTGAGAGTTTACCGGCATATAAAGGTAAGCCTGTCTTTCCACAGTTTGACCATGCAACACATGTTGCACCGCTTATATTCAGGCCGGATTTACCGTTGATACGCGCATGGGATTTTGGGTTTAATCACCCTGCTGTTGTGTTTAGCAATTTGTATAAGTGTAAGTATAATACTAATCACTACTTTACACTCAGCGAAATTGCTGACGCATTTAATGTTACAGTCTATCGACTGTATGATAAATATGTAAAGCCGCATACCGAAGCGCTGTATAGTAATGCATCATTGATAAGAGATGCTGGTGACAGAGCTGGCTTCCGCTCTAATGCCTCGAATAGGGATGGTAGGAGTGATATGAGGATACTTATTGAAGAGTATCATATACCGTTTGTATACAGATACACATCACTTGAACCATCACTACAATATATGCGTGCGCTATTGCAACCGCGTAAGCCATGTCCATGTGGGCTACCAATGGTGTTGATTAGTGACAAATGTAAGACGTTAATTGGTGCACTTGAAGGCGGGTATCACCTACCAGCAAGTAGAAGCGGTGTGAAGGCAGAGAAACCAATTGAAGATAGGTTATTTGCTGACGTAGCGTGTGCATGGCGTTACGGCGCTGAGAACTTTGTTAAGTGGGGTATACGCACATCACCAATAGCTACAGCAGAAGTACCAGACCGTTACCCCACACTAAACATGCGAAAATGGCTGGAAGATGTTGATATTGCTTTAACAGCAAAGGTTTGATACTATATCGACAGTATGTGTGTAACCGTCTAACTATATAGAGTATATATGCCTATCCAAGAGTCACAACTGAAAGCCACCCTCAGACACGCTCTGTGCGATCAAACTATTGCTATTCGAGATCGTAAGCGTGTTATTGAGGAAAAATGGCTTCGTACACGCCGTACTTGGATGGGCTACCCATTATCACGCTATCGCTCATCTGATACTGAAACCGCTGACTCACATATTCCCTCTGCACGTCGGGTTATTGAGCGTGCTGTTGTACGCGGCGTAAAACTCTTAACACCTCGTGTTAAATGGTTTGAGGTGACACCAACAGGAAATGTTGACATTGACAGTCGTAAGCTTGCAAATATTGATAACTTTATGTGGTATCTTATCCGTAAGAAGATTAAGAGTCGGTCAATTATTAGTCAGCTTATCAGATGTCTTATTTTATACGGTATGCCAATTTTGAAGACGAGTGTAACAGTGCAAAATGGTGTCGTGTATCCAACACAGCGCGCTGTTGATCCCTTTTCTTTCTACATGTATCCAGAGACAGCAGGGTCAATAGACGAAGCTGAAGATATTTTTGAAGATTTCTTGTTTAGCTATAGTAGATATCAAACATTTGTCAACAAAGGCATTGTTGATGAGATACGTGAAGATGAGTTGAGAAAACCTGACTGGCCATATCACCTCGTTGAACGGTTGGCATACCAAGGTATTACTGATCCGTCAAGCAATGTTGATACACGTATTGGTGAAATTGACGATCAACTACAGCGTACCACAAATAAATTTGTTTCGTTGACTGAGAAGTGGATATGGCGTGAAGGTCGATTGTATCAAGTGTATATTGCATGGAACTTACACGGCGGTCCTCGTATTGTGGGATTTTTTGAATCTGTGTATGATGAACCACTCTACCGCTTAACAATACATCGCGCATTGCCATCAGAGTTGTATACAACAGCACAAGCTGAGGATATTATCACTCTTGATGACCTACAGGGTGATATGTTTAACCAGTTTATCAACTCAACAAATCGTGAACAAGGGTACCTTGCTTTTGGTGGTGGTAGCAATGCTCGACGTGATACGTTTCAGTTTAAAGGTGGTGCAAAGTGGGACTTTGGTGCTGATTCTCCACGTGAGGTTATGCAATTCATTCAGCCACCTGTGACAAGTACAAATCAGTTGCGAGCCTGGCAAATTATCAATGCAATGATGCAAACGATGGGCGGTGCTGGTTCAATCGCAGAAGGTCAACCAGGTAGGAATATGCCGCGTGCAGGCAGTGCTGTGCAGTCACTTATTGACTTGAGTATGGCTGATATCCAAGACTTTGCTGAGATTACAGAACAAGAAGTATTAACACCAGGCCTTAGTGATATATTCAAAGTCACACAACTTATTCCTGACGACCAACTTATGCGTATTCCTGGTGCTGAAAGTGTCTACAGTAATGACCTACGGAGCAATATTGTACGGAAGAGTGATATCTCAAGCGTGAATGGAGAGTATGCGTTTGAGTGGGTTGGTTCTCTGCAATTTCAAGATGAAACGCAACGTGCACAGCGTCTTATGGTTTTCTTAAACCTTGCACCACAGTTGTTACCGCTGTTACAGGAGCAAGGATACACATTAAACCTACCAGAACTTATACAAACAATCTGGAGAAACGGTATCGGTGAGAGGTCTCTGACAAAGGTAGTTGTGACGACAAAAGAGATGATGGCGCAACAAGACCCACTTATGGCGAATATGCCACCAGATGCACAAATGGCATTGCGAAAAGCACAACAAATAGCTGCTAGCGGTGGTAGCGCAGCACAACTACCGCAGCAAAATAATCGTAGGGTGGTACGTCGGCCTGTACAACCTGTACAACCCGCACAACCTGTAAATAATGGTGTACCACCAGTTACACCGTTACCTAGTACAACTGGTGCAGGAGCTGTACCTGGCTTACGACCAACAGCACCAACAATACCGCAACCACGTTCAACAAA